GCAGCGGTCGAGGCCGAGCGGGAGGCGTGTGCGCGGGTGTGTGACAAACGCGGAGAGCAGTCGAGGGTTGATGGGTGGTACAGGCAGTCAGACGCGGAACTTCGGTGCGCCGACGCCATCCGTGCGAGGGGGAGCAAGTGACCAGAGTCGCCGTTGACCTTGACCTTTTGCAAATGGCATACGACAAGATTGCAGCAGATAGTCCGTATCCTAGCGCGCTTCTTGATCGGCTTGCGGACGCGCTGTACCTGCAAGAGCAGAAACAAGAGCCGGTGGCATACTGGCACCGCGATAAGGGGTTCTATTGGGCAAAGCCCACGGAGATTCGCATGGACACGATTACCGATGTGCCGCCGCTGGCGCTTTACCGATGAAGTGCGATACCTGCTTCTGGTCGGCAGAGATTACCCGACGCACCGGCAAGATATGGTGTTCGCACAAGGACTGGCACGGATGGATGCAATACCCCGCCTGCAAGGGGTCAGCGTGGAGGAACGATGAACGCCCCTGATTTCGACAAAATCATCTCTGGGCTGTTTCAGTCCCTACTTGTCTGCACCGCCATCGTGTTAACGTTTTGGGGATTACTTAACCTTTTGGCGTAGACCTGTTAAGTTTTTGCCGATTACTTAACTTTTTGGCGTAGATAGGTCAGGTAGTCCGCGCCTTCTTCCGGCTCCCAAAACACCTTCACCATGTCCGGATGCGTGGCCGGTAGGCGGGGATTGATAACCGTCACCGCGCAAGGCGACAGGGCGTTGTCGCGGAACCCTTTATCCCGCGCATAACGGTCGTAGACCTTGTATGAGGCGACTTTGATCGTGTGCATGGTGATACCCTGCACCGGGTCTTTCAGGACGCTATACGCGCTCTCGTGCTTGTGTCCGGCGACATAGATATGGTCACGGGTGCCAAGCATGGCCGCTTTCATCGGCCCGTGTGCGGGGTTCCAAATGCTCGACCCTGCGAAGTCGTGCCGAGCGTTTACCCGCACCTCTGCGCCGTTGCTGAACTGCAACGCGATACGCGCCTCGGATGCCCGGTACATCGCGCCCTGCTGTTTGGCAATCCACCGGAGCGGGTCGCCCGCACCTGACCACAAATCGTGGTTGCCGCCGATCATGTAAAGCCACTTGCAACGCCCGATGAACCATTCTGCGAGTTTCCACGCTTGCGCCGCGCTCGTTGTCTGGTCAGCGTATAACCGCGCCAGACGCCCGCACCAGTTGTTCGTAGTGTCGCCCACGTTGCAGGCGAAAAGCCCCGGTGTGGCGTTTACGAGCGCCGTATGACGCTCTAGCGCCTCAATGTCGGTGCCGTCATCGTCCACATGGGGGTCGCCAAAGTGGAGGAGGCCGACCGGCAGCGAACCTTTTACCTTTACGGGTATCAGTTTCGATGCTTCCTCGTGGTCGCGCTTGTGGCTGAACTTGCGCTTGCGCTGCTTGACAAGTTCTTCAATCGACACGTCATCATCGGGAATGGGCGTAAAGACAAGGCTCTCCTCAGTCGCCTTGTTTTCGTTACGCAGCCGGGCAAGATGCCCCTGCAGGTTCCGCAGGCTCAACCCGATCTCTTGCGCCGCCGCTGTCCGGTTCCCGCCGTGCCGCGCTACAGCCGCAAGCATCGCCTCGTCCGACGCCTTACGCCTCACGGGACACCTTGATGCCAAGTTCCTTGCGCCGCTTGGCGGTTTTCTTCTCGTCGCGCGAGGTGCGCCATTCGATGTGACCGTCATTCATACGATATTCCTCCTTGTGAACCAAAGCACAATCGCAGCACTCGTGGTGCGTATACCCACGGATGCGGTACCACGCGCCGTCCGATATCTGAACCGGCGTGTACTTTACTTTGCGCGGCATGACGAAATATCCCGAATGGCGCGGAGTTTGTCATGCGTGGCGCTGATACATTGCAGCGCGTCAAGGTAAGCCAACGCGAGGTCGGCGTTAGTCTCTAGTTTCGGCTCTTGCAGGTCGCACGGCTCCGTCAGCACCACCGGGATCGGCGGGCATTGCTGCACCACCGAGGGAGTCGCGCACCCTGTCAGGAATACGCACAGCACCCCACTCGACACTAGGCGGGTCGGTCGATATGACACGGATAACCTCCTCTCGTTTTACCTTGAACCGCTTTCGTTCTGCGGCAAGGTCAGCCTCTAGGGTCACAATTCGCGCCTGTTGCTGTTCGACGGCACGGGCGTAATCCTTCCCGGCCTCTACACTAATACGCAACCAGCGCGCCTTTTCGGACATTACGCCATAGTTATATGACGCATACGCCCCCGCAAGGGCGCACCCCGCCACCACAAGCGTGATGGCGAGGCGTACCCAAATCACTTGTGAGCGACGGGCGTCGAAGTCACAAGGCGCAGCGCAGCCACGGCGACGGCGATCGCCTGACCAAGCAGCGGCCCCCACGCGCCGAGCAGCGGCTCCCACGCGGCCTGATACTGCGCCACGGTGGACAGCACAAGCAGGACAGCAGAGAACCACATGGTCTTAGACTTGAGCGAACCGACCACCCAATCCTTTTTCGTCACTTCGGTTTCAACGGTCATTGATGTTTCCTCATCGCGGTGGCAAGGGCCGCGCAGCACAACCCGCGATGTTCATTGATTCGCGCTGCGTGGTAAACAAATTCCGGTTCAATGATAACCGCTGTGCAGCGGGTTTTGGCGAGTAGGCCGAGCGCACCCTTTTTCGGGTCGCCGTGCAGCCACCCCTCCTTTACCCCGCGATTGCGGAAGTACCGGGCGAGGGCGCGCTGTAGATCGGTCGCAAACTCTAGCCCCCTAGCCGACCCCGGCGCATAAAGCGTTTCGGCACCGTGCGCGGACGGGTTATCCCCTGCCTTGTTGAAATGCACTTCCACGAGGTAGTCATCACGGGCGCACCGCTCGTTTATCCACCGGATTTTTGCGCCCAACTCCATCGGCGGGACTATAACAGCGTGGTCAAGGTATCCGCGTAACTCGCGCACCCATTTATCTGCCTCGGGATGTTCAACAAAGCCTTTCCACGCCGCGCCGGGGGCTGCGGGAAAATGACCTGCGGAAAGGTAAATCATTTGAAGAATACGATTGTGGCAAGAATGGTCGCCATGCCGCCAAGCAGCCCAACGCCAAGTTTTACCAACAGGTGATTGGTGTTGCTGATTTCCTTTTTGGCATCGGCAAGCGATGAACGGAAGTCGCTGAAGTCATCGCGGATGCGCTGATAACGCTCCGTGCAGACATCCTCATGCGATCCCAACCGGCTTTCTACCTCGCGCAGTCGCCGCTCCTTCGTGTCGCTCCAATCAGGCGGCTGCATCTTCCACCTGTGGCTGAACCTGCGCTTGAATCTTGACCACCAGAGGCCACGCGCCGCTGCTCGTCGGCAACTGCCCAAGCACTTGCAGGATGGCCTGCACTTCGTCGCGGGTCAGTTTGAGGGTGAGTTCCATGCGTGTCTCCTTATGTGATTTTCAGAGTGCCAGCGTCATTCCAAACCGTGCCGCCCGGAAGCCCTGCCGATGAGGTTGGGATATTGTTCATGCTAATATGCAGTCGCAGCGAAGCATGGTTCCATTGCACGCGGAGGCCGTTAGAGGCTCCGGCTACTGAAGCAATGAAAATATCTCTGTCTGCGCCACTCGCAACTTCTGCTTGGAGGCGATGAGTAGATGATGTAGCGCCAACCATAAGGTTGCCGGAGGCGTCAAAACGAGCAACCTCCGTGTTGTTGGTGCCAAACAGCAAGTCAGAATTAGCGCGGTTAAAGACATACGCCAGCGCAGAGCCGGTGCCAGCAAGCAGGCCGATGTTGAAGTTGCCGCCGCCCGCGTTGGTGAATGTCTGCCCCGTGCCGGGGTCGTTGACGGAGACCCTGCTACCCGGCGAACTCGTCCCGATGCCGAGGTTGCCGGAGGAGTCGAGGCGCATACGCTCGGCTGCGCCCACATCAAAAGTCAGGGGAATGCTTGTGCCAGTTGCAATGCTGTAGATTTGCTCGGGAGTGCCGCCAAAAAAGGTTGCGCGGTCACCAACTGCAAAAAGCGACAGCGTGTTGGCGGAATTGCGAACAAAATACGATGCGCCCTGATTGGTTCCAGAGCCGCCACGGATTTGAGCAACCGTGGCGCCAGAACTCACGATGTCCAGACGCTGCCCCGGCGTCGCCGTCCCGATGCCGAGGTTCGTGCCGTCGAACACCAGCGCCGAGCCGGAGGTCAGCGCCTTGCTGCCGTTGAGGTACGCAACGCCGTTGGTTGTTCCGCCGTTTAGCGTGAGATTGCCCGACACGTTGAGATTGGTATACGAGCCGGGGTTAAGCAACTGGAAGCGCGTACCGTCATACACCACAAGGCACACCTCGCCCGTGAGGATATCGCCCGCGACGAGTGCCGTAGAGCCGTGGCGCGTCACAGCCTTTGCGCCGAGGCCGTCCACGTTCAGCGTGACCGAAGTGGTGTTAGTCGCCGCAGCGACGAAATAAAACGTGTTGCCCGTGGCATACGCCGTCACAGTAGGCGTACCCAACGCCGTCAGCGTGTCCGTGCCGCTCACCGCCAACAACTGCGCCGTGCCCGCCTGCAACTGCGACAGACGGACAGCATCGGTGCCAACCGTAGCCGCGCCGAGGTTGGTCAACTTAAACCCGCCCATCGGGATGTTGTTCGTGGGCGTGGTCTGACCGTCCTTCGTGATACAGGTTGAAAGGCCGGTGGCGATATCGGCGGTGAAGGCGTTAAAGACGGTCGCAGAGGCTACCGTATTGGCGACTACCGGCTGACCGGAGGAGTTGATGACAAAGGTGCCGGAACCGTTAAAACTCACTTTCTTTTCTCCTTGCGATCAGCCGCAGCGCCCGCTGCGCCGCCAATGATAGCGTCTGCCGTTTCTTTTGGCATGGCGGTAGACGGTTGCGCCAAGCGGTTTTGCAATGCGCGACTCAATGCCAGATTACGCGCCCCATATCGAGCAAACGGCATGGCAACCAGCGGGAGAGCCGCTGCCGGGGATTGGAACGCAACGCCAAGCCCTGCGCCGCCCGCAGCCGTCCAAGCGTCCAACGCGCTCACGCCGGGGCCGCCGATACGCTCAGGCATTGCCGCTGCTCTCGGGAACGCCCCCGCAAATCGCGCTGCTGTTTCAAGTTCAGGCGATAGCGGCCTGTCCTTGCGGAGCAACTGCGCGAGTTTTGATGCGTTGACGTTGCCCGTAGTCTCAAGCGCATTCTGCACGGTGTAGGTTTTGGCAATCAGTCGCCGCGCCTCGTCAAACTGACGCATCAACTGAGGATTGCCAGACTGCGCGACTTGCCGCCCGATCAAATCCTCAATCGCGTCTGCCGCCTGCCGCTGCGCGTTGCCCAATGCGCGACTGTCCGGCGTTACGCTCTGCCCCGCCAGATTGTCCGTAGCCTGCTGCCGCAAAGACTTGATGTATTCAAGGCCCGAGCGCGAGTCAAACCCCGGTCGAACAAGCGACTTGACCAAACCATCAATCTTGTCAGCCGCCGCAAGCGAAGCATCGGGGAAATCTTGCTGAATGCGCGACGAGGCTGCGCGAATATTGGCAATGTCGTTAAAGAAGTCGGTATCCGGCGACACTCGACCGGCGCTTGCGACTTGCTCGTAAACCCGCCCCGCCTTTTCCCGAACATCCTTTAGGGCGGACTTGGTAAGCGGCTGATTAGGCGACAGCCCAACTGATCGCGCCGCAAGTGCGTTAGTCACTTCCTGATTCCGAAGCGATGCCGTCTGCGCGGTAGCAATCTTGCCGCCAAGACTTTCTGTAGCCACGTTGCCCATCGTGGGCCTGATGGTGGACGGAGGCACGACATAGCCCGCGTCACGGGTAGCGGCAAACTCGCGCTCAACGTTGGTCGGTGCGCGCTGAAAGTTGGCGGGAGCCTGTGCGCCCATTTGCGGCAAAGGCACCTTTGCGCCAGCCAACGCCGACTGCACTACGCCCAATCCGCGCTCTAGCCCCGTCTGCGCCTCGGGGACGCCTGCGCGGGTCATCGTGGCCTGTAGCGCCTGCGTAGGCATCTGCTGATTGCTGCCCGTGGCAAGGTTAACGCCCGCCATCGCAGCATCGGCAAAGATGCCGGGGATAGCGGTTGCGCCCGTCACGATGTTGCGCCCGGTCAACGCCAACTGCCGCGCCATATCCTGCGGGAGCGTTCGCACCTGTTCGCCTAGTGTTCGATTACGCGGCGCATACGCTTGTGAATACGCTTCTTCTTCCGTTGCAGCGTTGTATATTTTGCCTTCAATTTCGTATTTTGGCATAGCGCACCTTACCGAGGACGCGGAGGAAGTTTAATAACCTCCTCGTTAGCCGAAGGCATAACAACATTTAAGCCAGCAGCACGGGCTTTTTCATAGAGCGTTTTTTGAACCTTTCGAAGTTCTCTTTCAAACTCTGCTTCTGGCATAGAAGGGTCAAGAGCGCCAACAGCCGCCGACAATTTCTTTCCTTCTGCATCAGACAATGCGCCCATTCCTTTAAGCGCAGAAACCATTGGAATAAAGGTTTGCGCCTTGAATGTTTCCAACTGCGCCTGAAATCCACGGGCATCTGTGCCGGGAATGTTCGAAAGAAACGAAGATGCGCCAGTACCCGAGATGCGCCCCGGATGCACAAGCAATTGATCAATGTTGTCTATAGCGGTTTGCGTGTCGATGGTCTTTTGATCTATGGAGCGTTGACGGTCAACATCGGCAATTTCCTGTGCTGCCGTGCGAGGCGTCCACGGGGTCTTGCCTACTGCTTGACTGCGCGGAACGTACATGGGTTTGCCGTCCGGCCCTGCAACGGTCGCAAGCGGTTCATTGCTGCCGCCGCCCGTCGAAACCTTAATGGTCTGCGCGTTAGCCGGGGTCATCCCCTCCGCTTCGGACTCGCTAACATAGGTCGGCCTACCGTCCTTCAGCACCGCCACCAATCGGTCGCGCTTTGCTTCCGGCGCACGATACTCAATATCTTCGGGGTTGCGGGTGCGCGCAAACCGCCGTGCGCTATCCGGCGTAAGGTCGCCAAGATTGACCGCGCCGACTTCCATCTGCGAGGGCTTCTCCATCGTCCGCGCAAGCATCGCCGCCAACATCGGATTGCCCTTGACCGCAGCGGTTCCCGGCGAGGTCATGGCAACGCGCATCGCGTCATCGGGCGACCGCTGGTATTCGCTTGTAACGGCGACTTCTTGAAGCCCCGACGCATCAGCAGGGGCAAGACTGCGAACCGGAGCGCCACCCGACAGCCGACCGGCAATTTGCTCACCCGTGCGCGTCACCTCTGCCGCCGCCTTCTCCTCAGCCTCGTCAGCCTTACGCGCTGCACGGGCAGACAGGAACGCCTGCAAGCCCTGCACAAGCGGTGCAGCGGCAGGGATAGGCGCGACCCCCACATCCTGCGGGACATACGCCTGTTGCGCGAGGGCTTCAGCCATCCGGCGACGGCGACGAGCCTCGACCATCTGTTGATCGTATGCGGTCGGCGCGTTGAACGCCTGAACCTGCTTGTAACGGTTATCTGCCATTCATGCCACCGTAGGGGTTGGGCTGCGTGGTCGGCGCGAGGCTGAAAAACTGTTTCTTCTGCCCGTTCGCCTGCGGCACCGAAGTCTGGTTCTGAAGCAACTGCGCGAGTTTTTGCGGCTTGGTCGGGTCGGCCTGCCCCGCATACATCGTGTTTATCGGATTCATTTATCGACCTCCCGCCGCCGCACCCGCAGCGCCCGCCAGACTGCCGTACAAACCCATTCGGGCGTTATACGCCGCCGTCTGGTTAGCGTAGTTCTGTTGTGCGAAGTTACCCGCCGCCTGCTGTGCGCCGAAGATGGGAGCCGCCGCCACATCCGCGCCCTGATAGGCTTGGAACTGCGGCATCTGCACCTGTGCGCCGCCCATGATCGCCGCAATCTCGTTAAGCGGCTGCGACCGTAGCGCCAACTGTTCCTGCAACGCCGCTTGACGCTGCGCGTTCTGGAACGATGCCGCTGCCTGCGCCTGATTGAACCGCTGACCCTGCATCGCCGCACGAGCCTGAGCCTGCTGCAACGCCGTCTGCTGGTTCTGCGCGAGGGCAGCGTTGTACAGCCCTGCGATATCCATATCCTGCCCGAACTGCTGACCGGCAGCGGTGTTGTACGCCCCCGCAGCGCCGATGCCCTGTTGGAAGTTCTGCGCGATGGCACGGTTAGCCGCGTCCTGCGCCGCCTGCTGCGTCTGGAACGAGGCCAACTGACCCTGCCGCCCGAACTCACCCGCCGCCATGCGCTGCTGGAAGTTCTGCTGCTGTGCCTGATTCGCCATCGCTTGCGCGGCCTGCGCCTGACCGAAGTTCTGCCCGATGGCTTGATTGCCCGCCGACTGGTTCTGAAGCGCGGCATTGAACGCCGCCAACTGCGCCTCGTTGCCAAACTGACCGGCCTGCGCCCGCTGCCCAAACGCCTGCCCCTGCGCTTGGTTCTCCGCAGCCTGACGCGCAAGGGCGTTCTGGAAGTTCTGTTGCGCCGCCGCGTTCTGCGCTGCGGTGGCCTGCTGGCCCGCGCCAAAGCCCGCCAGAGCCGCTTGATTGGCAAACCCACCCAACGCCTGCGCCTCGCCCAAGCCCTGCTGACGCGCCGCCATATCGAGGTTCAAGCCCTGCAACGCCGCTTGCGTCCGCAGGTCGTTTTCCTGCTGCTGCTGTTCCGTGATGGCAGCGTTAAACGCCTCGCCGCCACGGACAAGACCCTGATTCGCCAACTGCGTTTCAAGTTGCGCCCGCTGACGCTGCAACTGAGGGTCAAGGCGCGACATAATCGCCTGCTGCGCCGTCATACCGGCGTTTACGGGCATCGCGGCAAGGTTGGAGGTGTCCAACTGCCCCTGCAGCCCCGGCGCATTCGGCCCGCCCTGCATCGCCGCAGGGGTGTCCGGTGCGCGGGCAACATCGCCCACGCCCGTCAGGTCGTACTGGCTGCGAAGCGACGGAGCGCCTACGCCGCCCTGCGCCGCGCCAAAGGCACCGCCACCCGGCCCGCCACCCGCAGCGCCCAAGCCGGAAGCGTCAAACCCTTGCAGATTCAACCCCTGCGGCCCCGCGCCCGCAAAGCCGTATTGCCCCGCCGTGGGGCCGAAGTTGACCGGCAGCGCGTTCACGCCCGCACGGGCCTGACCCATCGCGCCGAGATCGGGAGCCTCGCCAATGTCGCCATACCCGCCGAACTGGAACTGCTGCGCCGGAAGCCCCTGCGGGGTGAAGTTGCTGCCGTAGATATCCGACACGCGCCCGATGGCCTGCTCACCGAGGCCGGACAGCGCACGCTCTACCCGCTGCTGCGCCTCTAGGGTCGCCTGCGCCTCGGGGGTAAGGTACTGCTCAATAATGGGCGTATCCAAGTCTACCATTTCGGTGAACATTTCGCGGGTGGGCATCACCTCGCCCATGTACTCGCCGCCGCCATAGCCCTGCGCCGCACGGGTGGCCGCACCCGGCCCCATGCCCGACTGGTCAAGGCGACCGCCGCCGAGAAGCATCGCGGTCGGAACCTGCGACCCGGTGGGCAGCGTGGTGAAGCCCTGCGAAAACTCCCGGTCATCGTCCAATCCCAACGCCTGCCGACGAGCAGCGGGCATCCCTTCGGCTTTCGCACCGCCGTACAAGCCCATAGGCTCGCCGCCCATCTCCACGCGCTGACCGCCGCCACCGGGCTGCATCGCGCCACCGCCGATATCAACAGGGGCAGAGGGGGGCGGGGTGCCGGTAGCCTGCGGCTGACGCGACCGCCAATTCGCCATCGCAGCGTCATACGCCGCACGATTGAACTGCGGACGCCCGAAGGTCACGCGCTGACCACCAAGCGGGGTGATGACGTTAGGATTCGACAGCCGCGCCGTGAGCCGCGCTGCCTCTAGGTTTGCAACACCCTGCTGTTGAGCAGCACCCGCGTAATCAGGTGCCGGGGGAGGTGCCGGTGACTTTTTGCCCATATCTCGCGTCCAAGTAACGACACGCATCGCGTGTCATCGTCAACATCACAAAATCTCCATCGGGACGCGCATCTTTGATGCGACCTTCCTCAATGAAGCCCATTTTCTTGACTACCCGCAACGCTTTGGCGTTTCCGCTCGATACAGGCGCGATGATTTTTCCAACGCCTGCAACATTGAACGGATAGTCAAAAATCGCTGCTAAATAGCGTGATGTGAGTCGGCCCGCGATGACGATATGACAGACAATGCTTGCGCCGCAGTATTCTTCGTAGATTACGCCTGCGACAATTTGCCCGTCACGCTCTAACCCTATCGCTTCCGACCTTTCCGCGAAATAGCCTCTGCCTAAAACCTCTGCAACCCACGCACCAACTGGTGCGCCTGTGATTATACGCCCGCCCATCCGGTTTGGAAAACCACATCGGTTGCCGCCCACTCAATCTGCAAGCCGGACGACGCCGACTTCAACTGTAGTGCGCCGCAATACCCAATGCCGGTAATCCCCTGCCACGCATTAGTGATCTGAAGGTCTGAACCCCACAACATCGAATCCCACAACCCAACGCCCCACGCGCCAAAGGCTGAACCCGAATATGACAGCGCGGAACTGGTGTCCATCGTGTCAAAGTCGATGTTCATGCTTAACTGCACTTGCGGTTGCCCGTTGGTAAAGAGCGAGGGACGCGCGCGGGTAAAGTATTTTTTGACGCCGCGACTGCCAAAGTAGTTGAACGCCTGCAGGCAGTTTCCGGCGATGTTTGCCGACCCATCGGTATAGCCGTCATCCCACGCCTTGCCGACAAACCCGGCACCGCCAAAGTAGGGGTTTCCGTTAAAGATTTCCCAACAGAAGGCCGACCAGCCCTTGAACTTGCACCACGAGGTCGTAATGGTGTTCATCACATACTGCTCTTGTTGCCCGGTGGCGACCGGCACGTTTACCCATACGGCAGCATTCTTCGGGGAGTACACAATCTGCCACCCGAACGACGAGCCATAGTTGACCGTTGCAGCCGTGATAGCGCCTTGAATTTTGTTCGACAGCGCCACACGCGGGTCGAGGCGCGAGGACTGAAGCGACTGTGCAAGCGGCATCAGGCCGTCATAGGTCAAAAGCAGCAGGTCGCCCGCGTACTTCAGCAGGCAGCGGTTGCCAATCGGCGCACCGAGTTTCCAGATACCCGCAAGCGCCCACGTCGCCGCGCTCGACGGGTCGGTTCCACGGTAGACGATGACCTCGCCCTCGCTCGTCACAAATACGAGGTTGTCATCCACGCCATATCCGGCGTCAATCGTCCAAGTGTCAAGGTCAACCAACACGCCGCCAAGTTTGGCGATAGAGGACAAATCAAGGACAGCCGCCGCGCCGCCTGCGCTAGAGGTCGGCAAGTACCACGCCTTCAGCGTATTCTTTTCGATGAACCACACGCGATTCTTAAACAGCGTGACGTTAGAAAGGTTGGTCGTAGTAACGCCCGTGATCGCCGGGGACGATACGCCCGTAATTGCCGTCCAAGTCGTGCCGTTGTAGAGGCGCGGCGAGTCCGCCCCGTTGACGGCATACATGAAGTTGCCGCCCGATGTCGTGAAGTTCACATACTCCCACCGGGCATTAGACAGGCTCGACACCACCGCAGCGCCTACAGCGCCCTGCGTGGTCACATCGTAGATGGCATTGGGGGACGTAGCAGCGGCAAACAGGCGGCTTGTCGTAGCGCCTGCGTAGTGCATCAGCGTTTCAACCTGACCGCCGAGGCCGGTCGCCCAAGACTCGTACCCGCCGCGCAGCACTACGCTCGACACGGTGGGAAAAAAGTTTTCCAGCGTCACCGCATCGGTTTCATCCATGTTCGCAAGCGAATCACGGGCGTTCCACCCGCCCACAGGGGCAGGCAGGGACGCAACCGAGGCCGCATTACGCTGAATGAGTTGCCGACGCGCCATCAGTCAATCCCGTAGCCGCTGTCAGGGAGATTGTCGTACCCGATCAGCACCGTACCCGGTCGCGGGGCAAAGGACAAATTCGCCGCGCTCGTATCCTGCGCGATGCAGGTTTCAAGTTCCTGCAAGTAGTTGCGATACATGGCGGTCGTGTCAAAGCCCTTCGCCTCAAAGTACTTGAGTTTGGTGGACAGCACCATGAGCCGGTCGGGATAAATGCAGGTATCCGAGTCGGCGGTAAACGAGGTTTTTGGCGCACCCGCCGCATCCTCAACCCATGCGTTACTGCGGTACTCAAAGCCAAGCACCTCGTCGTAAGAGATACCCGGCCAAATCTGAAAGTACTTGCCGAGCAGTCGCCACCGGATACGCGGGCCGGTTGAGATATAGCCCGACAGCAGCCATTGCCATTGCTGCGCGTCCTCGGGGCCGAGCAGTTCCCAACGCTTGCTCTTGTCCCATTGCGTACGCGGGATGATGGCATCGTAATCGGCAGGCAGGTCGTAGCGCACTTTCTGGAAAGTCACCACGGCACCCGTTCCGTCAGCCGTGACAGCCTGCGAAAGCGTGACCGTGGTGCCGTTGTTCACTACGCTGATGTAGGTGGCATTAGGGATGCCCTCGCCTACCACCTGATAGGTCGTATCCAGTCCCGCCGTAGATGGCACCGTGAGCGTCGTAGAGCCGTCTACCCACGTTCCCGTGGTCTGCGTCCATTGGGTCGTGATCAAGTGTTGACGCACCAACTTGCGCCAGTCACCCCGACGCAGCAATTCGTACCCGCTGGCGTTCATCAACGCAAGAATCTGCACAACGTCTTGGTTGGTGTTGCCGATAACCGCGTTAGGCGTACTTACGCCTAGTTCGTTAGTTACCTGCTGGACAAGTTGAAGCATCGTGGTCATGGGTTATTCTTCCTTGCGCTTTCTCTTGGATTCTACCAATTCGCGCATCTGTTCCTGCAACGCCGCTAACTGCGCCCGCGTTTCCTGCAACTCTTTATTCGCCTCGGCACGGTTCTTCTGCTGAAGGAACATCCGCGCACGTTCACGCAGCCCCGCACCGCCCATACCGATACGCTGAATATGGGCGTCCGAGGCCGTGGCGACCTGCTCGACGGTCTGGAACTTGAGGATGTGCAATTCTTCCATCTGCGAGCGGTTGAACTCGTCAGGGGCGGCGCTGTGCCAGTCCGAGAGGGGCGTTCCGATCACCGGAGCGCCGTCGCTCTGTTGCATCTGAAAGTGCAGCCATTGACGCGGGAACCGCTCTTTGTGGTCATCGCGCACCGGCTGTTCGACGATGTTGGTCTTGTCGCCCGGTACCATGATGCGGACAAAGGGCTGACCCTTGTAGTCCTTCAGGTCGGACAGGTAAAACTCAACGTGAAGGAAAGAGTCCGCGTTAGAAACGTCAGAATCAAGCATGGTTTACTCCTGTGGGGATTATGCTTTAGCGCCTGCAACGCCGTACCACTTGTTGAGTGCTACGGCAAAAAAGATGCTCACATGGTCGCGGGCGACCGATGCGGAAGGGTTCTGGTTAATCGTGGACGCTGGTTCAAAAGCGTAAACCGTCAGGGCATTGGTGCCGCTGTTGGCGATGTAGATAACCGCGCCCATTTCGGTCGGCGGCAACCTTACGCCCGATCCCGATGGCGTCACGTCCACCGAGTTATAAACATGGGTCAACTGCAGCGCCGTCGCTTGCGTTGAACCCGTCGCGGTAAGGTCATCGACGCCATCGCCGCAGATTGCTACGGTCGATAGCGCCGATGCCCCCGCACCTAGCACACGGCTAGGTATCGTCATGCGCCGAGGACGCTAACCCAAGTGGTCGGGCTGGTACCCACGAACACGCGCCGCTTGGTCGTGGCAATCGCCACGGAAGCAGCGCCGTCAATGGTTCCCGAAGCCGGGTACACCGTCAGCGAGTTCGCACCGTCATTCGCCACAACGCTCATCGCACCGGCCTCCGCAGGCGGCAGGCGAACGCCCGTGCTTGCAGCGGTAGTGCTGACGACATTGTTAACAGCCGACAGCGCAAGCGCCGTTGCAGAGTCGGTGCCAGCAGCCGTGAGGCCGGTAGCAACATCACCGCAAATCGCCGTAGCCGACGCACCCGGCTGACCCGAACCCAAGACGCGAGAAGGATATGCCATTCTGCTCTCCTGAAAGGAGGAGGCGGGTGTTACCCCGCCCCCTGTGGGTTACACGCTAGTCGCGCTGAACCAAGCCACATCGCCAGTCGCCAGAGCGACCGGAGGCGAGGTGTACGAGCCAGCCGTCGCCGTGACAAGGAACGTGGTCGTGTTGACCGTGCAAGTGGCGGTGCTAGCGGTAATCGTCGCGTTAGCCTGCGCCAACACATAACGACGCCCGTTCGCACCCCAAACCTGCAGACCAAGCGGCCCGATAGTCGGAACAGCCGTGCCAGCCGAGTTCAGGTTGGTGTCGGCCTTGTCAAGCAGCGCGGTACCGATAACCGGAGTAACTGAAAAAGTCATGATAGTTGCTCCTATTAAGCGATGAGGACGCCGCTAAACTGCGGGCCCGACGAGGTGAGGTTACCGGCCCAACCAATCAGTTTGACGACCGCATCCTGATTGACCGACTGACGCTCGCCACCAATCGGCACAAAGTTCCGATCCTTGTGCGGACGGAAGTGCAGATACTTGGTGTTGAGGAACCACATGTGGTTCGCGTTGCCGGAGCCGCTGTTGTAGGTCGAGGAACCGATACCACCGTCCAGCACCACGTCCGAAGCCATGCCCGCGCCGTAGTACTTCAGCGAGGCGAAGCCAGCGCCAGCCATACCCGAGCCCTCGCTAGAGATACGCTGAATGGCCTGCAGGCTCTGGAGGTACAGACGGTAATAGTTGCTGTCGGCCACGATAAGGTCAGGCTTATCGGTGCCGCGCACCAACTGAACCGCCAGCGAGTCCATGTATTGCTGGATGTTGGAGGCCGTGACAGCAGCGCCGCCATCGGTCACGCCGGAGAACTTCTTGCTCTGCCAGAACGACCAAGTGGCGCGGTTGATGCCGCCGTAGGTACCCGAGGACGGAGCATCGGGGACAGCCGCAGCAAGACCCGTGAGGTTCTTGCCCGAATTGCCCGTGCCGTCGCCGTACAGGTCGCCCGAGATACGGTTAGCCAACTGCGCCTCAGCAACCGACATACGACCGTCGAGGAGGTCGATGATGGCCTCCTTACCCGAGTTCTGAATCATCTCCAGACCCGAAATGGTCACAGCCGCAGCGTACTGCGTGATGCTGAACTGCGCCGCCGAAATGGGCGAGTTCTGACCGACGTTCAGCACTTCGTAACCCGAATAGGAATTCGTGTTGTTCGTGGTGCTGTCGTTGTACATGATTTCCTGAAGGATGACGTTACCGCCCGAGAACGTCTTGACGTTCCCGCGCTCCTTCAGGCGACGAAGCAACGCATTGTTGTTCGTCACGTTGTCAGCGAGTTCACCCGACCGGCTCTGAATGTTGGTCGCAATGATATCGCTGATACTGGAATTGGCAAATGCCATGTTAAAACTCCTGTATCAAGTGATTAAACACGGTCTGCGAGGCCGTCAAATGCTTCAGCCAACATAGACCGACGATCTTGCGCTTTGGGAGCCGTGTTCGTTCCGGGTGTGGAACTTCTGACGCTGACCGCAGCCGCCCGTGCCGCTTTCGCTGCACGATTCAACTCCGTTGCCTTCTTCGCTTGCTCTGCAGCCTGTTGTGCGGACTGCACTCGCTCAAAAAGCGCCGGGTCTAGGCGTATGGCTTTATCATACGCTTCGTCAAGTGTGGATGCCAAACCGCTCTGCAGCAGGTTGACCATGACAGGCCGTGCATCCTCAAAATGTTCAGCCTTCGCAGCGAAGTCGTTTATCTCCGACAGCAACACCGCGTTCTGTTGCTGTTCCTGCTGCTGCTTCCACGTCAGCACTTCACCGCGAACCTGCGCCAACTGGTTCTGCAAAGCGTAAAGGTTCTGGTCAACAGCCGGGGCAGGCTGCACCCCGCCGAGGTTTACCCCGTACTGCTGCGCCAACTGCTGAAAGTACGCCACGCGCTGTTCAGGCGAGGACGTGCGGAGGGTGTAATCAGCCTCCATCAACGCTTTTACCGCTTGCGCGGGCTTGATGCCAAGACCCGCAATCGTAGTCTCGTACGGCGCAATGGCCTCTTTCATTTCGTCGGCAAAAGTCGCCTTTGACAGCAACGGCTCGACGCCTTTACGCATCTGCTCCTCGCGCTGCCATGCGTATTCCTGAATCTTGGGGTCGGCCTTTGACCAATATTCGTGGTATTCCTTCTTCCACGATGCCGGGGGCTTGCGCCATACAGGTTCCTCGGCAGGCTCCGTAACCTCGGGTTTCGT